GGGAGATATTACAGGATCTAACACAGGTTTTGGGGGAGCTTTTGCAAGCTGTCAACTGGGCTTTGCTTTCCAACCAAATGATAACAGGATAAGGATAAGACACGCAAACTCAAGCAACTCACAAGGCACATCTTTTAGTTATGTGAACATGACATATTCTGGTGGTTTAACGCCTACAAGCATACAAGTGCAACTTAACTGGTCTGGTAGTTTTAGTGGTTCAAGCGGCTCAGGAACTGGTGGAGCAGAGCCTAGTGATGGCACATCTGGAGGCAGTTCTTTTACTTGGACTTCGGGCACTTATCACACGATAGCAGAGCAATCTACTCCTAGCGATAGTGGAACTTTTTCAGATGCGGTTTGGTCAGTAACAGTATCAAATGCAAACCAGCTTAGAAGATATCGGGCTGGAGGGATCAGTGGAACTGGCATGACTATGCGTTTTAAAGCTATAGGTATTAGTGGCACGCCAACAGTAGGTCCATCATCTGAAAATACTATAGACTTGGTCGCAAGCAAGGCAGGTCAAGGTGGCGGTTTTGGACCGTAAACGAATATGAACGATATAGTAACGATAATTCAACAAGTTGGTTTTCCTATAGCAGCAGCTCTTGGACTGGGCTGGTTCATCTATAAACTAATAATGCGTATTGTTGATGGCATGGAAACAAAGTTAGATATTGTAGATGAAAAAGTTGCCCAACAAATAAGTGCGATAGAAGAAAGGCTTGGCACAAAATTAGACTCACAACATGGTATTTTGGTAGCATTGATAGATAGAATTAGAAGCCTTGATAATGAGATTATTAGACAAGACACACTAATAAAAACTATACTAGGAGTACCACAATTAATTGATAGCAATAAGATTGCTAAGGCGGACAGAGATGACCAAAGAAAAGATTAAATATAAGACTGACTGGTTCAAGTTATCAGCATGGTCTGGAATATTATTATTCTGTCTTATGTTTTGGGTCTCAATATTTAGCCTGTCTTTAAGAGCTGATGAAATGGTGCACAAGTTTAAGTCTCCATCTTTTAGTGGGATCGGCACCTCAGCACATTATCTAACTATTGAGAACCAGCAATACACTAGAAAAATGACTATCAAGGAAGAGATCAAGGCTCTTCAAGAACAACTTAAAAGAGATAAAGAAAATACAACACTAGCCCGATTTATTAGGAACTTAGAAAGCCGTATATACGCTCAGATATCAAGACAGATTGTTGAGAATATGTTTGGCGAAACACCATCTACAGAAGGCATATTTGAACTAGAAGGTAATACAATTTCTTACACTATTGAAGACGGCATTATAACTTTGACTATAACCCAAGCAGATGGAACAGAAACTATTATTCAACTGCCTTTCGGTGATTTTTCTTTCTAGTTGTGCGTTAAGTTTTGACCCAATAGAAAATAATTTACCTCCACTAGAAAGAGTAGAACGAGCAGAAGTAGGCACACTTTTAGTGCCAGCACTAGCTGATGTCAAACTAACTAGCAGTCAAAAGCCAGTTGTTGCTATCTATACAGGATCTTTTGCAGATCAAACTGGTCAAAGAAGAAGCAACTCATCATATGCAACCTTTAGTTCTGCTGTAACCCAAGCCCCAGATGCATACCTAATAAGGGCACTCAAGCACGCAGGATCTAGACATGGAGGCTTCTTTGAAGTTGTTGAGCGTGTAGGTCTAGACAATGTTACTAAAGAACGCCAGATTATTCGTAGCACACGCCAGGACTTCGGGGAGGAACAGAAATTACCAGCTCTAGTCTTCGCTGGTTTAATAATGCATGGCGGTGTGATATCTTATGAGAGTAATATTGAAAGTGGTGGTGCTGGTGCCAGATATCTTGGAATTGGCATGTCCAGACAGTTTCGTAGAGACACCGTTACAGTATCTCTTAGAACAGTTTCTGTTACCACAGGCAAAGTATTACTAGAGGTACTTGTTACAAAGACTATACTTAGTGCTTCTTTAGATCAGGATGTGTTTCGCTTTATAAGTGATGAGACTGAGCTAGTGGAGATAGAGAATGGTTTAGTAAGAAATGAATCAATAGACATTGCTTTGCAGACGGCAATAGAGACAGCGGTATTACAAACTATAAAAGAAGGAAACCTAAAAGGTTATTGGAGTATAAATGAATTTGAAAAGATTAAAATTGATAAGCCTTGTGATGCTGATGAGTGCATCGACATACGGGGCTGATAACGAAATCTATGTCAGCCAGGCTGGTGCAAATGCAAATATTGATCTGGAGCAACTAGGCTCATCAAATATTATTGGTGGCTTAGACTCAGTAGCAGGTACTCTGACCCCGTTAGATCTTGATGGCTTAAATCTTACGCTTGATATAAATCAAATCGGTAATAGCAATAAATTCTTAGGCGATATCTATGGTGACAATGTAACTGGATTTTTTGAGTTTGATGGTGATAGTAACACCTTCACAATACAAGCAGATCCTAATGACACCTATGGAATATCTAGCTCTAATTACAATGTTGATGTTACTGGTAGTAGCAACACCTTTACACTTGATACAGGAACCTCAGCTTTATCAGAGACTTTGGATCTTGACTGGATAGTGCAAGGCGACAGCAATACATTTGATTTTGATATAAACTATGATGGAGCAACCAACTATGTAGATGTTGATGGTGATTCAAACACAGTCAACTTTACAGGAAGCGGATACGCTGGTGGTTATTTTTATTTAGATCAAACAGGAAGCAGTAGAACATTTGATATTACGCAATCATCAACTTTGGCAGCAGATTGGCTTAAGATACTTAGCACTGGTTCTAATGGCACCGTGTGCATCGTACAAGACGATAGCGGAACCGCAACAAGCTGTTGATGTAGGAAATGTTTCGGAGCTCAATGGCTCTGCCCAGGTGGTTAGAGATGAACCATTTGTGGCGGAGCTTGACTTCCAAGTAAAACAAGACGATCAAGCCGTAACCTCTAACGGCAGGATGGCTATTACTTTTTTAGATGATTCCATCGTTAGACTAACTGAACACTCAAGACTTACTATAAATGAATATGTTTTTGACCCAAATCCTTCTAAATCTAAGATGGCTATATCTTTTGGGCTTGGTACGGTCAGATTTGTTTCTGGTGCTTTAAATAAAATTGATAAACAGAATATTCAGCTATCAACCCCAACTGCTAATATTGCTATTAGAGGTACAGACTTTACTTGCACGGTTGATGAGTTGGGGCGTTCTCTCATTATTCTATTGCCTGGTCTTGATGGTTTATCTAGCGGTGAGATTGTCGTTACTACGGCTGCGGGTTCTGTGGTCCTTAACCAACCCTACGAAGCAACGACAGTATCAGTTTTTGAAAATGAGCCATCAAAACCAGTAATACTAGACTTAGATTTAGCCCAAATAGACAATATGCTTATTGTCAGCCCACCGAAACAAACTGCTTTATCTGCTGAAGAAAATACTACTGAGAAATCTAGCAATATATTAGATGTAGACTATCTAGAGTTTGAAGAGCTAGACATAGATTATCTGGATGAAGATGCCTTAGAGTTTTCAGAATTAGATATAAACTATCTTGATGTAAACTTTCTTGAAGATTTACTAGATGTTATTGATGCTCTAGCTATTGCGGATGAAGAAGATCAGCTAGCAGCTAATATAGGTGCTGTGAATATTACAGGCACACAGTTTGGACAAGACACAGATACACAGATAACAACATTTCTTACGGGTCAAACCCTTACGCTTATGCGTAGTGTAAGTGAGACTGCTAGAGTAGATATAGATTCTAGCAGCAGTTATACTGTAATCTTTATACAAGATGGCATATCAAGAGTCATTAAGATAAACGGAGGATCTGGCGGTGTTATTAAAATAACCCAGAGTGACTGATGAACAGGGTACTATTCATATTACTTATAGTTCTTGGACTACCGCTTATCTTTCAAAGCACACCAACAGAGATACTTAAATTAAAAGTTTTTGACTACTTAGTACCAGAAAAAGAAGAGTCTGGTTTTTTTACTATACTAAACATAACTGAAGAGGATGTAGCAAGGGAAGGTGGTTATCCTTTACCAAGACAAAGATTAGCTGAGATACATATAGAGCTTTTACAGCAAGGTGCTTTAGGTGTGGGCTGGGTTCTTTCTTTCCCCCAACCAGACAGGCTGGGGGGCGATGAGATATTTGCAGAAGCTCTTTGTTACGGTGGATCTGTTATAGGAATGTTTGAAGATGGGAGTGGTAACTATCCTGATACTTCTGGAACTGTAGTGCTTGGCAATAATAGTGATGCAGGTATTTACTCTACAGGAGTTGTGCAAAACATAGACATTCTTAAAAACTGTTCTAACCAAGGCATAGCTGTTGCACCAACAGAAGTTGATAATCTAGTAAGAAGAGTTCCCTTAATGATGAAAACACCAGATGGTTTTGTTTCTGCTTATGGAACTGAAGTGATGAAAGTATTAGCAGGCAATAGCACATACATTATAAAAACTAATGATAATGGTATAGAAGAAATAACTGTTCAGGGACTAGCTCCAGCAAAAACAGATACGCTTGGCAGAAAGTGGATATCTTGGGTAGACACCAAACAAACTACTCTAGAAGAAATGGATGTAAAAGGTAGATATGTTTTTGTTGGTTTTACTGCTAGTGGGATCATGCCACAAGTGGCAACACCAGTTGGATTATTAGAGCCACATAAAATTCAAGCAGCATTATCTGAGTCAATTTTGATTCAAGACTCACCATATATCCCAGATTGGCACTTAGCAGCCGAAATTTTGATTTTCGCAATTTTTGTCGCTTCAGTTTGGCTTGTAATCAATTTTCTGACTATAACGAAGGGTCTAGGTATGCTTGGAGTTTTACTGCTCTCTACGGGCTTCTTAGGAGCTTTTAGCGTTCAGAAGGGCATTTTACTGGATTTTTCATGGACTTTTGTCTCAGAAATCATAACTTCTACGGTTGCCTTCTATTTAAATTACCAAAAACAATATAAATTGCGTCAACAGATTAAAAAACAGTTTGAACATTATTTAGATCCAAGACAAGTAAAACAACTACAAGACAATCCTGACCTGCTGAGACTCGGGGGAGAGAAAAAATATTGCACATTCTTATTTACAGATGTCAGAGGATTTACAAATCTATCTGAAAAACTAGAACCAGAACAAGTAACAGAGATAATGAACAAAGTTCTAACAGCTCAAGTAACTTGCATACAAGCACATGGAGGTATGGTAGATAAGTTTATAGGTGATGCTTGTATGGCAATATTTAACGCACCGCTAGATTTAGATAACCATGAAGCAAGAGCTGTAGCTTGTGCCCAGGATATGCGTACCGCTATCAAACAACTACAAAAAGAGTTACCAGAGCCAATAGCTATAGGCATAGGCGTAAACTCTGGTGAGGCTGTTATTGGCAACATGGGATCAGATACTAGGTTTGATTTTTCTGGTATAGGTGATGCGATTAATGTTGCAGCAAGACTAGAGTCTGCAACCAAAGAAGTTGGTGAAGACATACTGATAGGGCATGAGACTGCAAAAAGTGTTGATTTTAGTTTAAAATTACTTAAACCCATAAGAGTTAAGGGTAAAAGCAAACCTTTAGCTATTTATACAATATAAGGATAATTATGGCATTAAAAAATTTACTCAAAAATGTAGTCGGTGCAGTAGCTCCAACACTAGGTACAGCAATCGGTGGACCTATGGGTGGTATGGCAGCTAATTTAATAGCTGAGACACTTGGGGTACCAAACAACCCGAAGTCGATAGAAAAAGCTATTGCTGAAGCAACACCAGAACAAATGTTACAACTTAAAAAAGCAGAACAAGACTTTGAAAAACAAATGAAAGAGCTTGATGTTGATGTTTACAAGCTTGAAGCACAAGAAAAACAAGATGCAAGAAAACATTTTTCAAAAGATTGGACAACAAGAATTATGGGCATAGCTACACTAGGAGGCTTTATGGGTTACATATTTTTAGTAACTTTGCAGCCACCAGAACAAAATAGTGAAGCTTTAATTAATTTAGTTCTAGGATATTTAGGTGGATTGGCTAGTGCTGTGATATCTTTTTATTTTGGAGCTTCTCAATCTAAGGAGGACAAATGAGCTGGTTTGGTAATATATTAGCAAAAATGGGCTTGGTTGAATCTGAAGTAGTTAGAACAAGGGATAAAAAAGGCAGATACATTGCTGATGATCCTACAACTGCTAAGAATGAAGCTTACAAAACTGTTAGAAAAAGAAAAAAGAAATAAATAATGTATGAATATAGATGCACTGTCACCAGAGTTGTTGACGGAGATACGGTAGATGCTGAAATAGATTTAGGTTTTGATATTGTATTTAAGTCTAGAATAAGACTTTTTGGAGTAGATACTCCAGAATCTAGAACCAGAGATCTTGATGAAAAAGCTAGAGGCAAGCTAGCTTCAGCATTTTTGTCTGAAAAAATTGAGCAAGCTGACTTTGTAAAGGTACAAACCAAGTTAGATAAAAAAGGTAAGTTTGGCAGAGTGTTAGGAGTTATTGTTGCAGATGACCTAGATCTCAATCAAGAGATGATAAGACAAAACCTTGCTGTAGCTTACAGTGGTCAATCAAAAGACGATATAGAAGCAGCACATATGCTCAACAGGGAGAAGCTTATAGAGGCAGGTATATTCACACCAACAGAGGGTTAGAGTGGCTGGATTTAAACTTACAACATTTACGGGACTTAATAAAAAAGTATCACCTAGGCTCTTGCCAGATGATATGGCACAAAACGCACAAAATGTTTTTTTAGATTCAGGCAGAATAGAAGGCATACCAACAGATGTGAATGATCCCTCTGAATCAGGCAACACTCATCCAGCATCACACATATCAACAACTACAAGAACTATATTCAAAGCTACCTCATCTTCTTGGTTTACTTTTACAGATGATGTAGATGTTATAAAAAGTCCTATCAAAGAAGACACACATGGAAGATTTTACTTTACAGGGTCTGGTAACTTTCCTAAGTACACATCTTTATCTTCTGGAGTTTCTGGTTCTGGACCATTTCCAACAGCGTCATTTAGGCTTGGATTACCTACCCCAGGAGCCTTTACAGCAGCCCCAAGTGTGAATAATGCCACAGCGGATGATGGTGCTGCAATAAGCTCTAGGGCATATTTATATACAGAAATAACGACTTTTGGTGAAGAAGGACCGCCATCTGAGGTAACATCAGCAGACATTGTTGATGCACAGAATGGATCTACAGTAACACTTACTCTACCAGCTGCATCATCAGGAAATCTATCCATAGCAAAAAGAAGAATCTACAGAACTGATATTAATGGTGTATTTAGGTTTGTAAAGGATGTTAGCGGAACATCTGCTGGGACAACAACAGAGGCAGTTACAGACGACCTTCTCGGGGAAGAAATAGAATCAGCAGACAACTTAGCACCACCAGACGAAACTACTTCAGATCACCCAGATGGACCAATGCTTGGTATTACAACAATGCCTAATGGTATTACAGCAGGATTCTCAGGAAACACATTACTGTTTAGTGAATCTTATTTACCGCATTCTTACCCTTTAGCAAACCAGCTAACGACTCAGGATGACATAGTAGCAATCGCATCTATTGCTTCTGGTCTGTTAGTAACAACCAAAGGCAAGCCTCTTATGGCTTCTGGCACAGATCCAAGTGCTATGGCTATGGTTGAAATAGATGCAAATCTACCATGCGTCAATAAAAGATCACTAGTTGATATGGGTGAGTATGCTATTTACTCATCGCCAGATGGCTTAGTGTTAGCATCTAATTCAGGCATACAGCTTATAACAGAGCAGTTGCTTACTAGAGATCAGTGGCAAACAGAATATTATCCAAGCAATATAGAAGCATATGAATACGAAGGTAAGTATGTTGCATTTACTTTTGATGGATCTGACAACTCAACCAAGAAGGGTTTTATATTTGATCCTAGAGGTGGCAAAAATGCTTTAGTAAACCTCAACTTCTATGCAACAGCAGGGTTTAACGATAGAGAAAATGATGAGCTTTATTTAGTGATTGATGGCACTTTGAAAAAGTTTGCTAGAGGTACAACCAAAAGGTCATATCTATGGAAATCAAAAGAGTTTTTTAGCAACAGACCTTTGTCCCCAGGTGTAGCTAAAGTAAATGCAGAGGCATATAACGCACTTACATTTAAACTATTTGCAGATGGTTCTCTCAAGCATACGCAGACTGTAGCTAATTCAGACCCCTTTAGACTGCCAGGAGGCTACAGAGGTAAAGTTTTTGAAATACAGCTGGAGGGAACAGATATCATTAACGAAGTTTGCGTTTATGAAAGTCCACAGGAGATAGTCTAGTGGCAAATGAATTTCTCAAAAAGAAAAAGAAAAATCTAACAGCCCGTGGGAGCTTTCCAATACCAAGAGATTTCAGTATTGAAGGTAAAAGATTCGCACAATCGGTACAAGATACACTGCAACAACTAAAAGGTGAAAAGGGAAATATTCTTGATAGAGCAGTAACCTTTCAAGACCTTATAGATACTGGCATAGCAAAACAAACTTTTAGTGTAACAGGCGGTGGCTCTGACTTTGTTATTGATGACAATGACAAGAAAGACGGAGTTGCTAATGCTACAGCACCAACAGGTTTCACAGCTTCAGGTGCCTTTCAAAATATATTATTGTCTTGGGATTTTCCTGACTATGCTGGTCATTCGCACACAGAGATATTTGTTAGCAACTCTAATTCTTTTGCCTCAAGAACCTTTTTAGCACAAACCACTGCTTCAGTATTTAGTCATCAAGTAGGCAATGCAGCAACTAAATATTATTGGATTCGTCATGTAAACCAGAATGATGAGGCTGGTCCTTTCAACAGTGAGACTGGCACATCTGCAAGCACAGCCGTAGATGTGGGTGCGGTGATGACACAGCTATCAGAAGAAATAAAATTACTGCCAGGCTTCAACACTTTAAACACCGATATGAATATAACCTTAAGTGGCACTCAAAGAACCTTACAAGCTACCTTAGAAAATATTAATACACTTGCCTCAACAGCCTCAACTAATGTTTCAAATCTTACGACAAACACACCAAGAGTCATTAGATCAAACAGTGAGCCAACTCAAAGATCAGATGGTACATCATTACAAACTGGAGATATATGGATTGATACGGACTCAAGCCCGAATATCAATGAGTTGTTTGTTTATACAGGAAGCACTTTTGCTGCTACCACAGCAGGGTCTACATCATCTTCTGATACAACTCTACAAACTCAAATTACATCTAACGGTAATGCTATAACGCAAAATGCATCTGACATATTGTTGGTAGCTGGTGTCAGCGATAATGCTGACATATCAACATCTGTGAACATAACATCTCTTAATGCTTCTATAACAAATTCTACTACTGGTTTGCAGGCAAATGCAGATGCTATAAGCACATTGTCTGGAACGGTAACAAACCAAGGCGGTACTATTAGTACATTATCAACAAATGTTACAGAGCTACAAAATACTCTTACTGGTTTTAATTCATCATCCACGGTAGCAACTGCAATATCAGGTTTACAAACCTCTATAAACCAAAACGGTGCAAATATAACAACGGTATCGCAAAGCGTTAGTGCTTTGAACAACGAAGTAGATTTGAAAGCCACAACATTTATACAAGATAATCCACCAACTGCAACAGCCATAGGAGATCTCTGGATTGATTCTAACGACAGCAACAAGCTTTATCGTGCTACAGCTACAACAAACTCAAACTGGGTTGCTGTAGGAGATACAAGCGGTCTTCATGTTTTTGCTCAAGATAATGAACCTACAGCAAGACCAGATAGTTCAACCTTGCAAGAGGGAGATATTTGGTTTGATACAAATGATAATAAAAAACAATATAGATACAACGGCAGTGCTTTTGTTTTAGTAGATGATTCTAGAATATCAGCAAACTCAAGTGCAATAAGCACTCTAGATAGTGAAGTTACAGCTCTAGATGGAGTGGTAACATCAAACTCAAGCAAAATTCTTGCATTAGAAAACACTGTAGATGATAGCTCAACAGGGGTAAATGCTACAGCAAGTGCTTTGTCAACACTGTCAAATCAAGTCACATCAATACCTGTAAACTTTATACAGGCAAACGCTCCTACAGGAACTCTTACAACAGGAGACCTGTGGATAGATTCAGATGATAATCAGCTGTATAGATATGATGGCAACAATTGGGTATCAGTAAGAGACTCTGTTATTACATCTAACTCAGAAGCAATCACATCCTTACAAAATGTTGTTAACAATGGCTCAACAGGTGTTTCAGCTAATGCTTCTGCAATATCAACATTGCAGACAGAGGTATTTGGTTCTGGTTCTGCAAGTGCTTCAAGAATAGATGCACTTGAATCAACGGTAAACAACGGGACTTCTGGTGTTACTGCAAACGCAAGTGCGATTTCAGCTTTGAGTACAAAAGTTGATACTAAAAATAAATCTTTTGTTGGCACAGATCAACCAGCTAACAACACAGCTAATGACTTGCGTACAGGAGATTTGTGGATAGAAACAGATGATAACAATAAACTTTATAGATGGAGCGGTAGTGCTTGGGTGCCTCTGGCTCCCACAGGACTACAAACTTTTGCTCAAAGCACTACGCCAACAGCTACATCTATTGGAGATATTTGGATAGATACAGGAGATCAAAACAAAATATACCGTTGGAACGGCAGTACATGGCAACTCCTAAGAGATGGTCTTATAACTGCAAATGCAAGCTCTATAACTGCTATATCATCTGAGCTTGGTATTTCTTTTGATGCTAGAGTTACAACTAACAACGGCACTAAAAATCTAGATGTGCAAACGATGTCTTCTGGATCATCAACTGCACACAATATAACAAATGCAGATATCACTAATGGTGTATTTTTATCACTGAAAGGGTTTTCAAGCACTGGAGGTTTGAGTGCTGAACAACTTAACAGAACATTTAAAGTTGTATCAAGGCTGACATCAACTACTTTGCGTGTTGAGGTAGCTGGCACCAATGCTAATGCTAGTGCTACATCTTCAATAGTTACAAATGGAGCAACTATAGGAACCAATGCTGGGGTTCTACAACTTGCTGAAACTACAACCAATACACTAGGACAAGCAGATGCTTCCTATGTTTTACAAGTTAATAGTAACGGTCATATAGCTGGTTTTGTAGTACAAAGCAGTACAAGCCCAAGCGGTCAACAAACAAGCAATGTAGTATTCCAAG